AGATGGTCAAGGGGCTCCGATGGAAAAGACGTCTATATCCCTAAAAGTATGAGCTTCTCTGAATGGAAAAATAAATTTGTTGATGAAAAAGCTGTTGAAATTAAAGATACTAAAAAGGCTGACTTAAAACAAATTAATCCCATAAAAGTGACTAAAAGAATTGATGATAAAAAAGCTATTGAAATTAAAGATAGCAAGAAAACCGACTTAAAACAAGTTAATCCTGTGAAAACCGCTACAAGAATTGCTAATAAAAATTCTGTTCAAAATGAGAAAAATATTGCAAAAGATGTAAATTCTGATATAATAAAATTAAGTGAAAACGAGAAACAGGCTTTGAATACCTATGTCAGCAGCGGAGCTTATAAGCTTAATGAAATGCTTAGAACCTATACTAAATTGAACGTATACGATAAAACCCTTATTAAAAATTTGGATAACGCTCTTGATAAAATGCCGGACTTTAAGGGTAATGTTGTCAGAGATTTGTATTTCGGCAGTTACGAAAAAAGGCAAAAATATGTCGATACTTTTAAGATTGATGGTACAAGAACTTTTGAAGAGTATTTATCCGCAACTGACAGTGAAAGCTATAATCCTGTCGCTGATGTTAGGATTTATATTCAAAATTCCAAAAGTGGAAAAGATTTAAGGAGCTTTAACCCAGAGGAAAGTGAGATACTGTTTAAAAGAAACAGTTCTTTTGAAGTTTTAGAAATCGTTGAAAAAAATGGCGTTGTGTATATTTTTTTGGAGGAGTGAAAGAAATGAGTTTAACGGCAAAAGAATTTCATGAGCTTCCAGATGATGATAAAAAGGGAGAAAGATACAAAGAAATGTCTTCGCATGAGGCTTTTATATATCGTACCTGCTATATGCCTTTTGGTCCCGGAAAATTAACAGGATTTGTTGAAAGGACGGACGAAGAAATGAGAGAGTCAACCGAAGACGCTATAAAGATAATTGAACGGCTTGAACGTAAGCCTATGGACGAAAAAGACAAAAAAAGAATAAGAGAAGAAACAGAAGAACGTATAAGAAAAAAACACCAAAAACAGAAATAAATAAATAAAGAAGGTAAAATATATGATAAAAAAGTTAGTGAATACACTTTACCTTGAAAATGGAGAGCTATATGTAACTATTGGGGGACGGCGTGTTTTGTTGGCAGAATGTAGGCCTAAAATTGAGATTTATGAGCATTTAATCAATGTCAAGTCTATAGGAATACAAAAAAGCTATAACGTAAAAAAACGTCATGTTGTTCTTGTTTTATGTGCTGATTTGGATTTTACACGGGAAGTAAATGAGGATTTTTTGCAGAATGTTACAAAATTTGAATTGTCAGCTGATATACAGCGAACAGATGGTGTATTCGAAAAAATTCTTTTTGATAATATTAATCCAACAGAAATTGATTTAGATAATGATTGGATATTTGAAGCAGATGAATATCAGGAGATTGTGAAAAAACTGATTGCTTTATGATGATTTTTTAAAAATATGGTTAAGTAACTGCTTTTTAAGTTACTTGACTATAAATGTCCTGGACAAGACATAAAAAGGTCTTTTTTTAATGCAAAAAAAATTTACGGAGGTGTAATTATGGAATGGCTGAAAAGAATCATTGAAAGCGCGAAAGTTGATGATGGAAAAATTGACGTTGATTCCCTTATGAAAAAAATTAACGCTGAGTTTTCTAAAAATGCTGTTGCTATTGCCGATTTTAACTCAATAAACGAACAGCTTGAAAAGGCAAATAATACAATTAAAGAACTGGAAAAGTCCAACAAGGATAATCAGGACTTGCAGACCAAAATTAAAAACTACGAAACAGAAATTGTAAATCTGAAAGCCGCTGATTTGATTAAAACAAAGGAATTCGCTTTGAAAGAAAAGCTTAATAAAATGGGGGTTACCGACGCGGATTACCTTATCTATAAACACGGCGGCATAGATAAGTTTAACTTTGACGATAAGGGCGTTCCTATTGGAGTTGAGGAGGCCGTTTCCGGCTACAAAGAAAGTATGCCATATATATTCTAAAAAACGGAAAGAACTCTCTACAGACCGACAGGAGGCAGGAAAAGTATGTCCGAAAACCCTTTTGCTAAAGAAACTTTTAATCTTACAAAACAAGGTGAATTATTCAAAGAAAACCCCGCTCAAGCTAGAGAACTCGCGGCTCAGGCGGGAATAACCATTTAAGGAGGTTTGATTTATGGCAGGAACAAAGTTAACAGATGTTATAGTACCAGAATTGTTCAATCCATATGTAATTAATAAAAGTATGGAACTATCAGCATTGGTACAGAGCGGTATTGTGGCTAACAACAGTGAGTTTGACAAATTGGCGAGTCAGGCCGCGCCTATTATTACAATGCCATTTTATGAGGATTTGACCGGGGAATCGGAACAAATTATAGAGGGAGTTGACTTGGAGGATAACAAAATTACCTCAAATCAAGATGATGCTGTTATTATAAGACGCGCTAAAATGTGGAGCGCTACGGATTTGTCGGCAGCTCTCAGCGGAAAAGACCCTATGGGAGCGATTGCGAGCCTTGTATCGACTTTTTGGGTCAGAGATATGCAAAAAGAACTTATAGCCGTTTTAAAGGGGATTTTTGGAAGCTATACGCCTGATGGCGGTTCAGAAACTACTCCTTTGAATAGCAATATTCTGGATTTGACAAAAGAAAAATCTACGGCGGCTCAAATTATAGGCGCTAATTCCTTTATCGACGCTCAGCAGCTTTTAGGGGACGCTCAAAGTCAGCTTACAGGCGTTATGATGCATTCGGCTGTTTGGTCATATCTTAAAAAGAAAGAACTTTTAGAAACTGTACATCCAAGTGTTGACGTTAGTTTTAGCACATATCAGGGAAAAAGAGTAATTATTGACGATGGCTGCCCTGTTGAGAGCGGCGTTTACACAACATATCTTTTTGGACAGGGGGCTATTGCATTAGGCAATGGAAACCCGGAGGGATTTGTCGCCACTGAAACTGATAGAGACAAAAAGAAAGGTTCTGGTATTGACTATTTGATTAACAGAAAAACTTATATACTTCATCCAAGAGGAATAAGTTTTACGAAAAAAGACGTGGCTAAAACGGAAGGCCCGTCCAGATTGGAGCTTATGAACGCGGCCAACTGGAAACCTGTTTATGAACCTAAACAAATTAGAATTGTCGCTTTTAAACACAAGATTGGATAGTGATTTTTATGGAAATTGATATTACGGACGTTGTGACAAAACTTGATATGTTTGGATATACCATACAGGAAAGTGATTCCGGAACATTGCGGCTTGCCGCGCACAGTGTTGTCAGGTATATCAAGAATTTTTGCAATATAAAAGAGGTTCCAAGTGAGTTATATTATACGGCCGTTGAAATGACAGCGGGAGTTTTCTTGAAAACGAAATTGAGCATAGGCGAAAAGGTTAATTCTTTAATCGATTTTGATTTGTGTAATGTATCCTCTATTGCTGAAGGTGATGTAAGCGTTAGCTTTGGCTCCGATAAAAATAACAGTACAAACAGATATATAGCTTTTATTGACAATTTATGTAACAAGGATAAGGAGCTTGTTAAATTCAGAAAGCTGAGGTGGTAATATGTTCTCCTGTTTAAGAAAAAATGTGGAAAGACTTTATACGGACAAATTCAGTGCCTATAAGTATGTGGAATACACTGACCCCGTCAACCGGCAGACAAAACAGAAAGAAAGCTGTATATTATCTGATATTCCTTGCAGGTGTTCATATTCCTCAGATTATTCTGCGGAAAAAAATGAAGACGGCATTTATACAAAAAAACAAGCCGTGAAGTTGATTACGTCATCAGAATATAATATTCCCTCCGGAACAAAAATAACAGTAACAAAATCCGGAGGGAGGGAAACATCTTATAAAGCAAGCGGCCAGCCGCTTTTTTACTCGACACATCAGGAAATAAATCTTAAATTATTGGAGGAATATACATAATGGGTAAAAATGTTGACACAAGAGAGCTCGAGGAACTTTATGAGAAACTGAAAAAGGCGGCCTGCAATACAAAACCCATAAGAAGAAAAATAGCTAACAAGCTCTCGGGGAAGCTTTTAGGATTGGCAAAAGGGTATACTCCTGTTAAAACGGGTTTTTTAAGAAACAACTGGGCAATTGAGGCGAATGAAAAAAATGATTGCCTTGATGTTGAGGTGTATAATCCGACTGAATACGCCTCGTATGTCGAAGACGGACACAGAAAAATAGACCGCATAGGCTGGGTTGAGGGAAAATTTATGCTTTCCAAGGCTGAAATTGAGACAAAGAAAAACGCTCCTGAGATTATAAAGAAACGAATTGAGACTGAAATGAGAAAAATCGGTCTGTAATAAATACATTTAGGAGGCTTTATTTTGGTTAAAAATATTATTGCCGGAATCTCTATTAAGATAAATTCTATATTTGGCGACAAATACAGAATTTATACAGAGGAGGTTAAGCAAAATCTAAAGGAACCCTGCTTTCTGATAAGATGTGTTGCCTCTTCAGTGTTGCCTCTTATGGGAAACAGAAAAAAACAAAATAATCGTTTTTGTATAACTTATATTGACAATAAAGACGATACTTTAAGCGAAAATATATATAACGTACAAAGTTTATTATTCGCTAATATGTCCTTTATCGAAACGGCGGACAGAGAAAAATATTATGGTATTAATCAAAACGCGGAAATCATTGACGGTATCCTGCGTTTTTTTATTGACTATAATTGCATAATTGTTATAAATGACAATAAGAACATTATTTATATGAACTCGGAGGAGGTGCAGTTTAAGTGACCGAACGTGAGAATGCTAAAACAGAAGTAAAAAAAAGTAATGAAAAAGAAAGTAAGTATAAAAAAGAACAGCTTATTAAGAGCAAAAGATTTTCTGATAAAACAGATATACTTAATACGGTTTTGTCTGATGACAAGAGGTATACAATTAAATAAACTGACACTATTATTAACAACTTTTTGAACAAAAAATTATAGGAGGGTTTTATTATGGCTTTGGGCGGAGGAACTTTTACAACGCAAAATAAAGTATTGCCGGGAGCTTATATTAACTTTATTTCCACAAAAAACAGCGGTATCGGTTTGAGCGAGCGGGGCATTGTTATGGCTCCAATAAATATCGATTGGGGAAAGGAAAAAGAAGTTTTTGAAGTAAGCGCTGAGGATTTTGAGAAAAATTGTCTAAAAATATTTGGATATACCTATACAAGTGAAAAAATAAAACCTCTGAGAGAATTGTTTAAAAACGCTATGAGTTGTTATTTTTACAGAATAACAGGCGGAAACAAGGCTCAAAACACTTATGCTAAGGCAAAGTTTGGAGGTACAAGAGGTAATAGTATATTCAATACTATAGTTAAAAATATAGATGATGAAACTCTTTTCGATATATGTACATATATTAGGGAATCTAATGGAAAAGAAATAAATGACATACTTATTGATTCTCAAACCGTTTC